GCGGCCGAGCGGTAGCCAGTGTTGCTCGCGGCCGAGTAGTCGCCAGTGTTGCTCGCGGCCGAGTAGTCGCCAGTGTTGGTTTGCGTCAGCGAGGGATCGATCTTCGAGAGGATCAGCGCGATCGTGCGCGAGACCAGATCGGGGATCTTCAATTCAGCCTTGACGGTGATGCGCGCCGACGCGACTTTGCTGTCGGACCCGTCGCGGCTGATTTCGCCAGCGAGGTCCACGGTCGCAAAGCGACTCGATGCCGGCGGGTAGTAACTGAAAAGGTCGAGCGGATATTCGCACGCTTCGACTTTGCCGACGTGGGCGAAGGTTTCGCCGAAAGCGTAGGCGAAGCCGTGGCATTTGAGATCCTTGTCGAAGCCCTTGAAGGCTTCGACCGTGGTTTCCTTCTCGGTCATCGATATCTCCCAACGGTGGTTAGGGCGCTGTTTGGTAACGCCGTACACGCAATGTAGGGCGACGCGGAACGTATGTCAAGCGTTACCGTACAAACGGGACGAAAAAATACCCGCGCGAGGCGGGTAGTGCTCAGAAGCGGGGAGTTATGTCAGGAGTCCCAGTACGCGCGATCACGCCGCACCTGCCGATCACGCCACCACACAACGGCCGAGCCGGCGCCGAACAGGAACGCGAAACCCAGCGCGGCGCTGCCTACGTAGATAGCGTAGGGAATCAATGTTCTCTCCATTGACCAGTGACGACCCCTACCACGCGGCACTGTTCGTCGAACGGAAGATATTTGTTCGGCCACGACGGATTCAGCGCATGCAGAAGCACGGACCCGTCGTTTTCGATCAGATACTGCTTGAACGTCGGTACCGATTCGCCCTGCCTTTGGACGATCACCAGCTTGCGGTGCTCGACTGGCCTGTTGGTGCTCACCGAGATCAAATCCCCGTCCCGAAAGGAAATATCCCCGCCCGGGTTGTACATGCTTTCCCCGACCACCCGCAGAACGAAGTCGCCCGCGTAGGGACTCGTCACCCACTCCACAGAATCTGTTTGGTCTTCGATTTTCAATTTGTCACTCCATTGTCCGGCTTGCGCCCAGGATATAACCGGCAACCTCCCGACCAGTTGGCTTATGCCGCCTGTGTTCCGGTCGCTAACGTTATGCCGATTGCCAATGGATGAATCTGTGATTACTGCTTGTTTACCGTCGCTTTCTTCCAGCAAATATTCCACGGTTGTGCCTAGGGCGTCCGCCAGCCTGACAAGTTTGGCCGGGTCCGGTCGCGTGGCGCCACGCTCCCAGTCCGACACCGACGAGCGAGAAATCCCAAATACATCACCGAGTTGCTGAAGCGTCAGGCCTTTCGCCTTGCGCTTGTCGCGTATCCGATTTCCGAGCGTCATTGTGTGCGCTCCCGTACAAAATATTGACTGTACGGAGAAGCCTCACTAGAATGTGAGGAAACGCCTAACATCTGTAGGGAGCGACTGGTGTCAATCATACAAAGAGCTGTTGATAAGGCAGGAAAAGCGGGGACCGTAGCGCGAGCGTTGCGCATTTCGCGTATCTCCGTCTATGAATGGATTGAAAAAGACCGCCTCCCGCCAGGCCGCGTACTCGCACTCGCCGAGCTGACCGGCTGGGAATACACCCCTCACATGCTGGCCCCCGATCGCTATCCAAATCCGACCGACGGTTTGCCCCTAACGGTGTTAGGTCAAGCCTAACACGGACCGAACATTAGCGGAAATGTGACGCAGCTAGGGCATTCCCCTATGCTGCGTGTGGTTATTCGTCTTACGAAAAGGGGTTGGTGTGAGCGCCTATTACAACGAAATCGACCCCAACGCCGCGCAGACACTGCGCAACCTGATTGCCGGCGGTCACATCGCGCCCGGTGACGTTGACACACGGGATATTCGAGATGTCCGCCCCGACGATCTTAAGCGCTATACACAATGCCACTTTTTCGCCGGTGTCGGCGTCTGGTCATACGCTCTGCGTCGCGCCGGATGGCCGGATAGTCGACGAGTTTGGACAGGAAGTTGCCCGTGCCAGCCTTTCAGCGCGGCAGGCGCAGGACTTGGGTTTGCTGACGAGCGGCACCTTTGGCCGTACTGGTTCTGGCTCATCGAGCAGTGTGCACCTGCAGATGTGCTTGGTGAGCAGGTTGCAAGCAAAGACGCAAACCCTTGGCTCGACCTTGTTTCGGCTGACCTGGAAGGATTGGATTTTGCCTTCGGGGCGCTCGCTTTCCCGTCTGCGGGCATCGGCGCCCCGCACATCCGCGATCGAACGTACTTCGTGGCCCACGCCGACGACGCGCGATCACAAGGATGGCGCGGAATGCACGAACGTGCCATTGAACGCGCTGCTCGGTCGAGTCGTCTGGCTTGCGGGCTGGCCCACCACCACGAGCACAGATGCGCTTCGCATGCCGTCGGCAAACTTCAGCACGCCGCACATCACTCTGAACCATGCGGCGGTATTGGCGGGTTGGCCGACACCAACGGCTGCGCTGGCCAACAAGGGGGTTCGGTCGACAGAAGGCGGCATCAAGGAAGCGATGCGCAACCACGGCCCGGATCTGGCAGCGGTGGCGTGCCTGTCGTTCTGGAATACGCTGGCAGCGAGTCATGCGACCGGGTCGACGGGCGGCGGTCAGTGCTCGGATCTGCGGACGCAAACGAAACTTTGCGACTGGTCGATGCAAGATGTGATGGACTCGAACTGGCGCGGCCCAGCGCGACTAACGGTTACTGGCGAGATGCTGATTGGATCTTCTGCCGCGATGGCAAGTGGCGGCCAGTTGAACCCGGCACATTCCCGCTGGCTCATGGGGCTTCCAACAGAGTGGGACGACTGCGCGGCTACGGCAACGCGATCAATGCGGAAGCGGCGTGCGCCTTTATCGAAGCAGCCGACGCCGCAATCGCCGAATACGACCTCCTGTGACGACCTTCTATGAATAACGAAATCCTCGCCGCCGCGCTCGCGCCGATCGTCTCGCGCGTCGTCACTTCCCATTGCTGGGTCAAGCGCGACGGCAAAATGTCTCACACCAATCGCCCGCTGACCGCGGCGAAGCTCGAGCAGCACGTGAACGGTGGCGCGGCGTACGGCGCGGCGCAGATCCCGCCTGGCGGTACGGCGACGCAGATCAGCGCGCTGGATTTCGACTCGCACAAAGGCCAGACGCCGTGGCCGGAAATGCAGCGCGTGGCGCTCACCGTCATGGCGAAGCTGGAAGAGTTCGGGCTGCATCCGATCCCGTTCCGCTCGTCCGGTGGCGCCGGCCTGCATGTCTACGTGCTGTGGGACGCGCCGCAGGACGCGTACAGCGTGCGCTACTGCATGCGCACGGTGCTCGAGTCGTGCGGTTTGCGTTCCGGCGTGGCCGGCGTCAGCCGCGGCGAAGTCGAGATTTTCCCGAAGCAGAACAGCGTGCCCGCCGACGGGTTCGGGAACATGTTCGTGCTGCCGCTGTCTGGCGCGTCGGTGCCGCTCGACACGTTCGAGCTGGATGACATGCCTAAGCAATACGCCGCCGAGATGGACTGGCCGGTGTCGCAGCCGGTGCCCGTCGTCGAGCGCGAGCAGCCTGTCGCGCCCGCGGTCGGGGAAGTGTCGATCGAGCTCGCGCAGCTGCGCGCCGCGCTTGACGCGATCCCGAACAAGGACGACGACGAGCTCGACTACGACGCCTGGCGCAACATCATTTTCGCCTTGCATCACGCGACGGTCGGTTCCGACGAAGGCCTCGCGCTCGCGCACGAGTTCTCGGCCCGCTCGAGCAAATATGCGCCGGATTTCCTGAACGATCGCGTGTGGCCGCACATCAAGCACGCGCACGACGGTGAGCGCGGGGCAATCACGGCGCGGACGATTCTGCACACTGCGCGCGAGTACGGATGGCAAGAGCCGATCGAAGACGACTTCGAGGCCATCGTGCCCGCGCCGGGTGAAGCACCGCCGCGCTCACGACCCGGATTCAGGCGCAATAAGAATGGCGAGATCCTGGCCGTCATCGAAAACGTAGTGAAGGGGCTCGCCGACACGCACGAGTCGGGAGTGCATATCCGTTTCGACGAGTTCCGCGCCGAGATCATGCTTGCCCAGCAGGGGACCGAAGACTGGCGCGGCTTCACCGACGCCGACTATACCCGCCTGCAGATCCGGCTCGAACAGCAGGGCTTCAAGAAACTCACGAAAGAGATGATGCGCGACGGCGTCTGGCTCGTGGCGGACGACAACCGCTTCGACAGCGCCGTGCAGTGGCTGCGCGCGCTGGAATGGGACGGCACCCCGCGCATCGAAAACTTCCTGCGCGATTACATGGGCGTGGTCGACAGTGAGTACGTGCGCGCGGTGTCGCGCTATATGTGGACCGCGCTCGCCGGCCGCGTGCTGTCGCCCGGGTGCGAAGCGCCGATGGCGCCGGTATTCGTCGGCAAGCAGGGCGCCGGCAAGACGCGCGCGGTCAAGGCGCTCGCGCCGGCCATCGACTTCTATTCGGAACTGAATCTGGCCGAGCGCGACGCCGAAGCATCGCGGCGCATGCGCGGCCGGCTCGTGCTCGAACTCGGCGAACTGCGCGGCCTGCACACGCGCGACGCCGAGTCGATCAAGGCGTTCATCAGCCGCACGCACGAAGAGTGGCGAACGCTCTACAAGGAATTCAACACCCATTTCGCGCGGCGCTTCGTGTTCTTCGGTACCACCAATCAGGAAGAATTCCTCGGCGACGAGACCGGCGAACGTCGCTGGTTACCGATCTGCGTCGGCGTGTGCGATCCCGAAGCCATCGCGCGCGACTGCCTGCAGCTGTGGGCCGAAGCGTGCGTCGTATACGACCTGACCGATATCGACTGGCGAGACGCCGAGCGCCTTGCGGTGCACGTTCACGCCGCGCACAAGGTCAGCGACGCCTGGACCCCGATTGTCGAAACGTGGCTCGACACGCCGGGCGATTTCGAAGACGAAACCACCACGCCACGAACGCGCAATTTTTTGCGTGCAAATGACGTGCTGATTGATGCGCTTCGCTTTGAAGCGAAGTCGATCACAAAGCGCGAAGAAATACGAATTGGGAAAGTTTTGCAGGTTCTCGGCTACGTGCGCGAGCGCCGAATGATTGGCAAGCAGCAAGTACGGGTGTGGGTCCAGCAGATTTAGACCACCTAGACCGATTGCAAAACGTAGTTGGTCTAGCCGGAAAGCCTTGTGTAGCGCGGGATTAGACCAACTAGACCAACTAGACCACCTTTCTAGTTATTACGCGCGCAGAAGTATAGGGCGAAATTAGGAAGTTTCGAAAGTAGTAGGTCTAGTTGGTCTAGTCGGTCTACGCAAAAAATTACGTGTTCGGGGTGTGCAAATGGCGAAGCGAATTGTGGGCGTGAATGATCGCGGTTTGCGGGTTGGTCAGGACCACCAG